TCCTTAATTTACTTAAAGTTTATAATATCACTTTCTCATAACGAATCTTTCAACAACCCTGGAAAAGCTTCTTCCACGGCGGGTCGTGAAATTCCTTTAGGTGCTCGCTTGTTCGTCATATCAACGACAAGCTGGGCATCCTTTGGATGAATTCCTTCGATGATTTCAAAGAAAATTCTCTCTCTTTTATATGCAGGCATAGCATCATGTTGCGTACCCTTTACAAAGTATACAAAACGCTTATGCTCTTTAATTAAATTTTTTGGTGCGCTATGATCCTCTCCTGGCGTGTATGGTGGATCGCCAGGGGGTAACGCAAACTCTACGGTAGAATCCATAGATCCTCGTAGTATGTCTTTAAGTGCCCAAGTTTCGTTTGCTTGTAGTACAGCAACAACTTCGGCTTTCGATCTTTTTCTTCGTGCTTCGTCTAGCACTTCATGAATCATTTTAGGGTAGCTATCAGCCATCTTTTCACCTCACTATGTTTTTATTTATACTTTTACTTTTACGTGTTTTGAATGTATTTTACATCCTATGAACTCGTTATAGTAATCATCACTAAGTAATACATCATATTGAAACTGTAGCTTTGCTTCATAGTATGAGCATTCACCTTTACTTATGCATAATCTTAGTATCTCTTTATGGTAGTTGTCTATACCCTTTTGCTCAATGAGCTTCTGTACGGCCACGCTGGAGCCCGTGTATGTGTACCAGTCAGACATAACGCGAGTCTTTACCCGCCTCTTCCTTGTCTTAGTAACGGGTAAGATTTTCGGTTTCCAGAAGAATTTCTTACCGATGTATTTTTTACCGGTATCTAACTCGGTAATGCAATAGACAAAGCCCTGATAATCCTTAAGATCATCAGGGCCAAGCTCAAAGTTTTTGTTTTCATATAACCACATAAGGCTATCTATACTAGTATTCGTCTGAGTCCATTTCTATAGCATTAGTAGTATTACCACAAAATGGACAATAGTCTGGTGCCATACCAGACTCACTTTCGACTTCACAATCTTCATCACAAAAACTACATTCAATTTCGTACTTACTCATTAATTATGCCTCACAGCTCGCGCAGTTCATGATGTCCCGTACCAACTCTTGAGCTGGATTAGCAGAACGTTGATAGTAAAAGGTCTTGACTCCAAGTTTCCAACCTTCGATGATAAGAGCATTCACGTCTTTTGCCGATACTTCTGGATGTATCATAATATTTAATGATTGCGCTTGGTCTATATATTTCTGTCTGGCAGCAGCTTGTTGGACAATAACCAGTGGTGTGATTTCGCTAAATGTTTTAAACACGCTTTTTTCGTGCTCAGTTAAGAAATCAAGATGCTGTACAGATCCACCGCGCTTTAGTATTGTTAGCCAAGTATCTTCGTCATCTCTGCCATATGTTTCTAATACAGTTTTTAGATATGGGTTTCGATAAGTAAACTTACCTTTGGCCAGATCCTTTGTAAAGTAGTTAGATGCCAGTGGTTCGATAGATGGGCTAACTTGTCCTAAAATGAAGCTGGATGATGTCGTAGGAGCCACAGCAGTCCGCGTGAGGTTACGTTGTCCATAACCTAACATTCCAACAGGCTCTCCATATTCAATCGCTAATTCCTTAGAAGCTTCTAAGGATTTCTCATCGATGAATTTAGAAACCTTTGTTGCGGTCATATGTGCTTCAAATGATTCGAATGGAATAGATTTCGACTGCAAATAAGAATGCCAGCCAAGTTGACCTAAACCGAGAGCTCGCCACTTCATAGCAAAGTTACGGGCCGAATCCATGAACTTGATGCCATCAGTCTTCTCAATATACTCTTCCATAACAGCATCAAGAAACCAAATCATAGTTTCGACAGCATCAGTTTCCATCCACTCGTCTGCAGTTAGAAGATTCATTGATGCTAGGTTACATACAAATGATTCTTCTTCATTAGCAGGCAGACATATCTCTGAGCATAAATTAGATGCCCAAATATTGATGCCCTCATCTTTAAGAACTTGTGGCTTGTTATTGTTTACTGTATCCTTAAAGAACAAGTAAGGATAGCCACTCTCACGGCGCTTGCGAAGTATGCGAGCCCACACAGTGCGCTTATCATTATCTCCTTCAATCATATCCTGCATCCACTCATCACCAATCGTGACGCCAAGACTTAGGTTTATAATAGAAGAACCTTCTTCACGCGCATCTAGAAATTCCATAATGTCAGGTGATTCTACATCAAGATATGCAGCAAATGAACCACGGCGGACATTGCCTTGTGCAACAACATCTACAGTAGTTTCAGTTAAGTTCATAAAGTGTACAGGACCGTCTGCTGTACCACCAGATTTAATAGGCGTACCACGTGGACGCAAAGCACCAAAGTAACCAGAAGTTCCGGCACCCATTTTAGTTTGCATGCCAACTTCTGCTACTTTCGTTAGAATAGATTCCATATCATCATTAATGAATACACCATTACATGAGATAGGTAATCCCTTCTTAGTTCCAAAGTTTGACCATACCGGAGACGATAAGCTATAAAACCCTCGACTCATATAGTCATAAAACTTATCGGCAAAACCTTCTTTATCCAAGATGGTTTCTGCTGTCTGTGCAATACCCCGCACACGTTCCTCGGCGGTCATGTTACCGTCGATATATCCACGACTTAGGAAGAGTCGTGAATCGTCATTGAGCCAATCAAATGCCATCATATACTCCTTTAAAATAAATCATCTACGCTAATGCCTTTTCCTTTAGCGTATTCAACAGGCCGCTTCTGAAAGAAGTCTGTCATGTTTGCGCCATACAATTCTTCATCAAACCAAAACGTTTCGTCTGATAAGGCTTTGTCATACACAATCTCACTACTATCAAATCCAATTGAATCAATTGATTCTGCCATACGTTTAGCGATAAAGGCCTTAAGAATATCAGCACTTAGACCTGGAGCAGAATATCCGTCCATAATCCAATCAATTACCTTGCTCTCTGCCTTTAATGCTTCGATGCACTCTTCTTGTACACGGGCCTGTAGTTCTTCATCAAATAATTCTGGATACTCTTCACGTAGCGTCTGGATCAGCTTGATGCCTACCTGAGCATGAAGCATCTCTTCGTTACGTGTATATTGTACCTGTTGAGCACAATCTTTCATTACTGCTTTATTACGATTAAGGTGCATAATGATATAGAATTGGCTAAACAGAGATACGTTTTCAACAAACAATGTAAATAGCATAATAGAATAGATATATTGTTTTTTGTCATCCGCATATACTTTTTGATTGTATTTACGTAAATAATCAACACGCCCCTTAATCACATCAACGTTTAAGTTCTCTTCAAATACGTGTGTGAGATGCAATACATCTAGGATTTTTTCATAGGCCATGTTGTGAATGACTTCTGAATTGGCCATAGCGTAGCCAAGATCCTTGATTGATGGATGTGGCAAATGATTTCCAATATCTGCCCAAAACGATTTTACTGCTATTTCAATTTGACCAATTGCGCTCATAGTCTTAACAACAACTTCTTGCTCGGCTGGAGTCAAATCTGTTTTAAACTGCGAGTAGTCTGACCGAAAATTAAATTCATCCGGCGTCCAAAACCCCTTCCAAATTGCTTCGATGAACTGCTTCGTCCATGGATACAAATCGGGTTTTCGTGCAATTTGTTCTTCAAATAGCATTCGTATCTCCAAAATTTTTGTGATTTCTTTTTACATATGGTGTATTATATATTAGAAATAATACTTCGTACATCGAATAATAGCTAATATGTCACAACATATTTTATATTTTATTCGTCTAATTGTGTAATAGATTTTTCATAGTACGCAATGATTTCTTTTTGCTGTAGGACATACCTACGCAAATCATTAATACCTATCGCAAGGTTTTCATAGCCCTTTGGCGTAATAGCAATAAATGCCGGAACACCGCCTTCGGCTTCAACACGAGTAATAAACTCATCAAGATTATCTTCATTAACTACAAACCATTCAACGTCCGGCATATCAACCGGTTTCGGTGGTTCTTGTAATGCAATATTTGGTTTGACGTATTCAGTCTGAGTTACTATCTCCGGGATCAGCATCCCCGACAGGCAACCGCTCAGCGTCATCGCTAGGGTCAGTAGGAGTAGTATCTTCCAAAATTTGTTTAATGAGTCTGTCAACACCACGGTTTATCCTTTTTTCTAAATCAGCCGGGTCAGCAAGCGCTTCCCGTGTAATATCAATTTCACTAAACCGCTTTCTAAGTCTGCTCAAACCTGCTTCAGATTTTTGCAATGCTTTTTGCAGTTCTCTGTTATTAGCTTCTTGCTGTTCAGCTTCTTTTTCTAATGTATCTATAGTATCATTTAATGTATCAGCTGCATTTTGAAGTACAAGATTATTGGCGCTCAGAGTAGCAATCTTCTCCTGGGTATCCTCATAATACCATTTAGCTCCATAAACAACAGAACCCATAGTACCTATAACAAATAAAAAGATATAAATTCTAATCATCAATATACTTTCTAAACCTCTTTAGAAGTTTTGGTTGCCTGTGTGGCCCGCGTCTCCTGTCGACTACTACAATACCCTGGGGATTTGATCCGGCACCTGCAACTGAAGTTGTAGCAGTACCAGGGGCTTCTTCCACTTTAAATTTCTTATCAGGAGTGCTAAAGTTCTTTTTGCGCATAATAGTTTTTGCGTACATCTCTAACTCCTTCTTCTTTGGATTCCAATTAAGTACAAACGGAATATTAACATCAGATGCCAAATCGCTCATGACGCCTTCTGCATCATCGCCCATTTTAGCAATAGGTTTACCCCATTTTATATATTCTTTTTTAAACAAAACTGCTAACTCTTTAACAGTAATTTGTTGCTTATTACGGATATCATTTACCCGATCTAAGAAATGCTTAGTGAATTCTACGTCCATGCCTATTCTAGCAAAGACTTTATCTAAAACCTTTTCTAGTGCATTCAGCTGAAGCTTAGTGACTTTATCTTCGTTTAGCTTATAATCTACAGATTCATACCTAAACATATTTGAATAGTCAGCAACCTTTTTCCCTTGGTTATTCCATTGTCCCATTTTCATAGCTTGCTCTTTAGCATAAGCCTTCGGACTATATGTTTCGTGCCATTCAAACTCTCTTGTGCGTTTATCCCACTCCATAACTTTCCACTCACCTCGGTGGCGTTCATTATGATCAAGTTGCTTTTCAACCATAAATCTCCGGCCGGTAGGAAACTTAATTTCCTGCTCGCCGTTTGGTCCAGCTCTTTTCCATTTAGGGATAACAGTCATGCTACTTAACCAACTCCATAGAAGATACATATATCTCTTGATTTGTGTTTATATGTGTGGCTTTGTAAATATCAATGCCGTTAATATTTCCAACTGGGAATGAATGTTCTAATATACGAATCTTATCATTACGTCTGACTACTTCTTCACATGTCAGATTTATAGCTTTATCAGTAACAACCCGGTACGTTCCTGGTGATAGCTGTTTGCCTTCTAACATAAACCACTGACTTTGCTCAAATAATTCTATACTATTATCTTTGTTAGACTCTATAATTATCTTATTAATACTGGAATCTGATAGCTCAAACTTCTCTTTAAGTAAAAATAAGGCTGAAGCGTATGAACCGATTTTACCGCCTGGGATAAGTTTCTTAATGTTAAACACCATCCGCATGAACGGTGTCATGGCATCTCGCTCTTCGGACGTTTTGGATTTTCTTAATCTCTTACCGTTTTCATCAATAAGACCAAGCTCAAAGGCTTTAGTCTTGTTAAACGGCGTAACAAGCAATTTTAAAAAACGGAAGGTATAGACAAGATCTGCCGATTTCTTTAGAATACCCATTATATTTTCCTTAGTGCCTCTACTACGCTCTTATTCATATGAATATCCGCGTACTTCGTATTTTCTATATATCGTAAGAAGATTAAAAAAGGCTTTATAACTGGCCAATGTTCATCATCAAGTTTTAATTCCAAGATCCTACAAGCTGGCTCAATACCAAACACATTAAATATAACGATAAGATGATTTAGAATCAATCTATCTGGTAAATCTTTTGCCTGTAGATACTTATTAACTAATCGTTTTACGTAAGTAAACCTTTTCAGATCTTCATAAAAGTCCTCTGAGCTTGCACCCAGAGGATTATGATAATGCTTCGCTGCGAACAGCATAACATTATGTTCGTTTATATTGTCAAAATTCATAATATTCTCATAAGCTATGTTTCAAACTTATTTATGTAATTACTCAGTGAGTGTTTTCAACTCAGCAAGAAGTGCAGTTTTTGATTTTCTACGATCAAGCTCAACTCCATGTTGACGCCCTACAGCTTCTAGTTGAGTCTTAGACATATCATCAAGAGCTACATTGTTTTGTGGTGCTTCGTTTAATTGTTGCACTATAACTTCCTCTACTACAGGCTCAGGGACGTGAGCTGGAGTCGGTGCAGGAGCACTAACTTCAACTCCGTTATATACATCAATATCTTCCTGCGTAAGACGTTGCGATTTAAGTAGTTCACCGGTACGAGGCTCTTGCCAACCATTTGGAGTTGGCACAGCATTCTTCGCCCAGCTTGGTGGTTGAATTGCCATATTATGTTGTTCCTTTCACTGGATTAATAATAGCCTTATCACCCTTCATGTTATCACCATTACGTGCAGCCGCTTTTGGACCAACTCGCCCGGCCGCTGCTGCGTCAGTGTGACCTTTTTCTTCGGTGTCGTTAACTTCTGGTTTATGATCTGCCCGCATTTTCTTTGCAGTAACCGAATCTTTCGAGTCGATCTCTTCAGCAGGTGCGCCCTCTTTACCGTGCGACGCTTTTTCCCACATTTGCATCATAGCATGTCGCATACCTGACTGAACGCCTACGTATGTTTCTTCGATCTGTGTTTCAAGGCTTTCAAGCTCGGTAGACTCTTTAGTAGCTTCTTCCTGGCTTTTATCAGTATCCATTTTCTGAGTAGGCTTAACTTCGACTTCAGACTTCTTATCTTTTTTGCCTTTATTACGCAGGCCTTTAAAGTCTGCAGCATCAATGTCACCATCTTTGTCGTGATCAAGTTTGTGCTGATCTCCGGCTAGTTTCTTTTCAGTGACCGCTTGGAATGCAAGGGCCATGTTTCTTATATCTTGAGTTTTCATTTTTTATCCTTACATAAAAACTTGTGTTGCAATTGCACCTGTGACAGCGATTATCGTGACCCAGAATAATTTATTAATTAGCATAACAGTGTGCGCGTTGTCCTGCACCTGCTTTTCTATATTGTCGAGCTTCTCCGAAAACTTATTCATACGATTCCACGAGTCTTCCCTATAAACATTGTATGCTTCTAGTTTCTCTTCGAATCGGGCTATTTGAATAAGAGCATCTGCCAACTTATCAATCTTTTGTTCTATTCGGTCGAGCCGGGCTTTACCGTCATTACTATCCATATTACTAAACTTCCAATTAAATTAACATTTCCAGCGGCGTAGGCTCATAGCCTTACGTGTGGGTCTACCTTGGTCGTCTTTCATTGGACCTTTATTCCCGCTCATTCTTGCACAGAAGGATTTTCTCCTACCAGCTGCGGCACTACCTGCTTTAACTTTACCAGTCACAGCAGTCTTCAGGTTTCCACCTGTCTTTCTATTGACGGCATCAACACCCTTTTGTGTCATACCGGCACCCTTTTCGGTTGAGATATAGTGGCCTTTGGCATCTTTACCTCGTTCAATAATAAAATGTTTAAAACTAATCATCATCGTTATTTTCTTTACTATTTTCAGAAGTATCACATTCACCACAACAGTCCACTGTCCCGCACTTATCATGAGTCTCGGCCAAAATAGGTACAGGAGTTTCTGTAGTTGTCATTACTGCTTTCCAAACAATCTGTTCGTGTCCATCTTATCCATAGCTTTAGATACACCTTTTACTCTTGCTTTAGCTTTATCAGTATCTCCGGCTCCCGCCTTTTTTGCAGCATCGTCAGCAGCTTTACGTACGTATTGACCCATCTTATAATTTGAAATTTCGCTAACATTATCTTCTTTTGCAGGTACTTTAGCTTTACCAGTCAGTTTATCAACAGCGGTAGACGTACCTTTATTACGATTAACAAATGTCTTAATACCTTTTTTAGCTTGATTACTTCCTGCTTTAGCAATATCACGATCGGGTGAGCGAGAGTCAGCATATCCACGTTCAGTACTCTTTGCAGCATCTGCTGTACTTACTTGCGCCTTTTTGATATAACGGCCGGCCATACCTTTTGAGATCTCGGCAAATGTTTTAACGCCCTCGTTGGTTTTTTTAACTGGTGCATCTTTTGACATAGAACCAGTCTTAACTACACCAGAGTTTTTAATTCTATTGATTAGTTTTAGATTTGCTGACTCTTCTTTAGATTCGATATCCAGAGTTTTAGGATAATTCTTATCACCGGGCTTAAGCTTTGGTTTACCAGCTTTACGACGAGCATGCATATTGGCCCATAGACCTGGCTTCTTGCCCTCTTTGACATCGTCTTTTTTATCTGCTTGACGTTTAGTTGTTGGAACCATACGAGTAACAAGCTTGCCATCAACATTAACTAGTTCAGGTTTTTTGTCTGCACTCTTAACTTTAACATCTTCATTCGTTTCAGGCTTGTCATGCGTGTATCCCATTTTTTTCATACGAAGATGATCGGCTTCCTTTTCGGCTTTATAAGCTTTTCCAGTCTTAGGATCGTACATCATGTGAGGCTCAAATGATTCTTTCTTAGGCATACGTGCTGCAAGATCAGCCGTTGATACACTTTTCTTTCCAGCTTCACGTTCTTTTCCTTGACGTTTCTTGGCCATCGCAGTGGCCTTTTGAACGTCAGCAATTGTTAGCTCGCTAACATCTTCTTTTTTGTTTGCGCGTTCTTTATCCATCATTGCTCTGATTTTAGAAAGTTTATCTTTATCATCTGATGTGATTTTTGGTCTTTTTGTAAAAGCAGTTTGTCCATCAGGAATAGTAGCTTCGTTCGTTGCATTGCAATCACAGCAATCAGCGTCTGCATCACACTTACATTCACCACCATCATTACATGAGCATCCATGTTCTTCAGCAATATCTTCTGAACGGCACGGTGCTTTCTTGGCTTCTTTTGCTAAATTAGATTTTAGTTTTTCCATTGCCACTTCTGCAGCAAGTTCGTGAAATGACTTCATGTTCGTATGCCTTTGTTTTTACGTAGCATATTTTGTCTGCGCGCTGCATCTAAAATACGATCGTGTTTTTTCTTATCTTTTTCTTTTTCTTTTGCTATCATATCGGCAGCCTGAGACTTATCCTTTTGAATAGTATCTCTAGCTGATGCCATAGGATCAGTCTCTTCGTTTGGAGTTAATTTTTTAGCTTTTTTGGTGGACTCATCTGTTCCCCAATCAGGCTTATCGGCGTACATACTTTTTCTATTGTCTTCTGCGATAGGCTCAACGGCATCAATCCATTTGCGGAGCTTCTTATCACCACATTCAATGATTAAATAGTTAGATCCTATTAAAACAATCTTACCAATTTCTTCTGATTCTTTAACTACAACAGTATCACCAAGTTCAAATAGTGTGCCTGTGACAAACTCTTCTCTGCGATCTGATACTTTATTAAGTTGAACATGATGCTGAAAAGTTGTATTTTCTTTAAGACCCAGTCCACCACGAACTGAATTAAATAATTTGCGTGAATCGGTGTTCGTAATTTTATCGCCAAGTCCTTGACTAAATGCAACAAAATTATTTTGTACAGCTTCTTTTATTGCCTTTGAACTATCGACAGTAATATTGCCTGCCGACACTATACTAATGCCATTCTCAAAATTATAAAAACCGTGAGATCCTTTTTTACCATTACCGGCATTCAGTCTAGCATTATATTCATTTACTCGATCTTTAGTAGAAACCATTACTACATTCTTGTAACCCTGGTCATACAGTTTAGTTAATACATGCTTCGGGGTTTTACATTTCTTATCTACTATAATAGATCGAGCATGTCTTGGAAACATTTTCCTTGCATATTTTATTTTATCTGAATATGATAGCGGATTTTTCTCACCATCAGCACTATGTGACAGGTACACCATATATGAACCTTTACCGGCAGTTTTCGCTAACTTATCTAAAAGCTTTCCATCATTAATATGCGGCGGATTCATAGTAGCAAATACAAAATATGCTACCCGTTCCTCTTCAACAAGATACTGTGTAAACCTACTAATCATTATTATTTCCTATGGGCCCGGGCTCGAACAGTTGGCATTAGCTTTTTAGCCATCCTATTTACTCTTGGCTTCATCTTTGCTACTCGTTTCTCAAGCTCTGCCTTTTTGGCCGGAGTCAACTTATCTTTAGAAACGCCTTTTGTCAATTTTTTATATATGTCACGCATAGCCTGCTTTTTAGCACGCTTCTTAATCCGCTCAGGATTAGCAACACGGTTCATAGCCCTTTTACGGCTTATAGCAAGTTTGTTTTTATTTTTTCGCATATCCATGCCACGCTTACGTCGTGTTTGCATGTTCAATGCTTCTGCCTCTAGTTCAACGGCTTCTTCGTCGTAGGTCTTACGTTTTTTCGCATTGGATTTTTCTTGATCGGTTGCGCCTGGCATCAGGTCAACAGAAAGAAAATCTTTAAACTTTAAATTCTTAGGCATGCATCTATCCCGGGGTTATTCCATTTAATTAATAAAAAATTGCCGTGCAATTGTCACAACATCACTACCAGTTATGTTATATTTATATCAATTATCTCTACCATATTTACAAACTATGCACTTTCTACCTTTATAAATGCGGAGCTATCATCAGTTTTTGATCCAGCTATGTTAATAGCATGCGATACAAATTCATTTTGTTGCGTTTTACTGTTACACGCCATCGCATGTAGTATATATGTAGCACTTAGGTTCGCGTGAATGCTATCATGAGTAGCTTCTGAAACACTTACTTGAAAGCCTCCATACTTAACATCAGAATGGATTTTCTTAACCATGTTCCAAAACATCTTTATTTGTCTTTTATTGCCTTTGTATATGTCTCTAGCTTCGGCTCTAATTCTCATATTGTCCGGAATACTTACACCAAGAAACTTATCTGCTGCGGACCTGATTTGGGTCAACCCAACTTTACCACCGCGAGCGCCTTTACCTGAAAGTTCCATGTTGATAGCAGCAAATGGGTCAGCACAACGGACAGACATTTTCTTGGTTCTGTCATAGAATATAAACCCACCTTTAGAAGACCAAACGTCTGGGTTTCTTTCCGAAGTTTTAAGTGTTATTTTATTTAGTGAATGAGTTTCAGGAATGTTTGTTGCTATGTTGTACTCAGAGCCTTTGGCCTTTAGTTCTAACTTAGCAATCTGTTTAAGAGAAACTGCAATACAGTCTCCGGCCAAAAAGGCATTCTTAATTTGTATGTTTAATGTTCTTACACTATCATTACTTAGGTGCTTTGGATTAAATGCATTTTTTATTGCCCATATATCTCCGGGATTCCATTTATCGTCATTCAACGGTTTTCTATTCTCAGACTTAAATGCTCTTTGCTTAGCAACATATATCTGAGTAACTTCTTTTGATTTATGATGGAATATATGCTGATTAGTTATATAACCTTTCTTTATGAGAAAGGCCGCAGTGGTATATGCTGAGAAGTGCCACTGCGGCGCAGAAGCAATCATTCTATTATATGGTACGTTGACCTTAATTTTTCTTTTATATTTTGCAAGAGTCTCTGTCGTAAAGTGAGCAAAGTTTTTATCTGTACCCTCTTGTACCATCGCCGCCAGATATAAGCAGTGTAAAGATTCTACAATATCCGTTATAAATCCTTGGGCGTTGCCTCTACCATATCCACCAAAAACTGCTGACTTACCTATGTCAGTCGATATGATCTTGCCATTATCTTCGGTTATGAGTGTAAATGTTTTTTGATTATCGTCGTTACTGTATTCATCAAGTATATCAGTATTTTCACGCGTGTTTTTAATATACACGTCTTTGCCTTCCCAATCAGAAATTGGATCACCATCCACGATAATATGCTTTAAAATTTTTAAACGCGAATCACTAGTGCCAGTTCGGTTCTTTAACCAATCGGCCCTTGCCATTCTTATGAACATATACATTTCCTAGCGTTATATTGTACCACTATTTATAATAAAAAAAGACCCGCACAGAGGCGGGCCTAGTTAGGAGAAAAATCTTATAATATATTAGGAAGCGGAGCGCTCATAAATATAAGCGTCAACGCTATCAGAAAGACTCAATGGCAAAAACGTATTATATTTGCCGACGCGTTTTGTGCTACCGTCGCTTGAGCGCCCTTTGCATGAAACATAAAATTTCTTTCCAGAAATAGTGTTCATGGTTTTAACTGATTTTTTAATTTCGTCAAGGCGAGACATCTCGGCCTTACTAGAGAGAGTGTACGTACCAACATAATTTTGTGATACGCGAGTAGTTTCAGTTTTAGTTGCCATTAAATGGTCTCCTAGGTTTAGCTCCACCCCCGTGGTGAAGCTGTCAATATAAGTATTATACGATAAAATGAGCTGGATGTAAACAGCTCATTTATGTTACTAGAACTTACCGAGAAACTTTCCTATGTGACTAACAAACGGTAGTAACATGATTGCCATCATTAGATTCATTCCTGTATGCGCCATTGCAATTCGTAGCGTATCGCCTTTTGGCATTCCATCAGATACAAAGAAGCCGGCTAACCAGATCGTGCCGGTTGTTCCGATGTTTGCTCCTAGCACACACGCAATAGCAGCTGGCAACGGCAACGCTCCTGAAGCAACTAATGCAATGATCGCAGTAGTTGATAATGATGACGATTGCCATAAGAGAGTCATGAATATTCCGCCGATAAACATGTATATAGGATTACCTAAAAAGAATTGCAAATGATCCATGTTACCCATCGACTTCATACCTCCTGAGAAAGTTTTAAGTCCGATGTAAAAAATTACTAGTCCGACTAATGCCGTGACTACAGGATTACCTAGATCCATTTTCTTTACCTTCTTCCAAAGTTTTTTATTTGACATGATTTAGGCAGCAGTGGCATACGCCACTGCTTTCTCTGCTGCTTTCACTTTAGCCAGCTGGTTATAACCAAACCACTGATTATGCAAGCGGTTTTCAGCATTACGACCTTGAAGATGGTCAGTGTAGTAAGTTACACTGTTGAATGCTTGCCACCATGTACCAGGAGCGTACTGGGCGCCTGGCTGAACTTCAAGAGCATCATAACACATCTTTGCAGCTTTGCTAAGATCTTCGTATTTAGCAACTGGCGCCCGGTCTTGTGTTGAGCGTGAAGTTGATGGAAAGACTTCGTTGTAATACTGAATAAGATTTTCAGCAGTTGCACCACGAGATCCGATGAACTGAGCCATTTCTTTATAGACCTGAAATTTCTCATGAGCGAGACCAAGAGTTTCTTTTACAGTGTCTGCATTAAACTCTGTACGGTGTCCAACTTTAGTCGAACGCTTAGCATCTTGATTTAGACTCATTGTCAGAGTGTTATTGCAGACAACACGAATTGGTGTGAAACGTACGTCAATAGCTTTACCATACTGATGTGGATTACTAAAGAGAAGGAAAGACTCTACAGTGTCATCACCAAATACATCAAATGACTCTTTAACTTTTGCAAGTGCCCAAACATTTGTTCCACCTTTGAGTGAACCAGCAGTGTGCATTTCCATATCACCTGAAGCAACAAACTCAGAGAAGAATTCAAAAGCTTTATCATTCTGACAAGGTTTCCAATTAGCACCTACATTTGTGAGAATTTTTCCGTCAGTAGATCGAACAAGAGATTTTTGGCCAGTCGGAACTTTTTGGCCGTTAAACTCAACAAACGATTCAACTTCTTCTACTGACCAATCAAGTCCAGCTTTTTTCTGCATTTGTGCAGGAGTCAGATCGTTACTAACTTCAACACCGAGACCATGCCAAGGTAGTGCACCAGCGTAGGCCATTGTTTCAACTTCATGTGACATAATATATTCCTCTTTGCTACATTGTTTATAAGATTATATTACTATGATACGATTAAGATGTACACAGCTAAATTCAAATTAAGTGAATTAAATTTTCTTTAGCTTCAGTCAGTGATGCAACTTTCTTTTCTAACTCAAACAGATAAGACATTGTCCATTCGGTATCACTATTCAACTTTAATGTTGCATCTTCTAACTCAGTCTCAAGATCTTCATATGTCGCTACATGCTCTGTGTATGTATTTGAAGGCATGCCAAGAGCTTCAAGACGCTCTCTAATCATGCGACTAATATACAGTGGGTGAGTATGTGGCTGAACATCAATATCCAAAGTAAAATACTCAGGCTTTTGGGTTTTCATCATATATGTCTTAATATTCATCATTGTACCTCTCTATGTTATAAACACAGTATTCTATTGAGAAGAAGTTGTACACCATTTATTTGCATCTTCTGGAGAATTAATTTCAATGCCATTAAACTCACACGGGAAAACTCCAATATCGTAACCGTTCTTCAACCATCTCAATTGTTCTAATTCCTCAATACGTTCTTCTTTATAGCTACTTAAATTACGATACATTCCTAAAGCATTACGTCTATAACCATAGATGCCTAAGTGCCAATCGCCATATCCTGTCATGCCTCGTCCAAACCACAAACATTTATCTGCAGCTCTTACAAGCTTTACAGTATTAGGATCATTCTGGCGTTCTTCGGGCATTGCCGTACACATAGTAGTAACCGAATAATGCGCTAGATGGCGTGCACATTCGTCAATCATCTCTTCTGTGACGTCAGGCATATCTCCCTGCACATTAATAAATTTACTATATTCGTTAAAAAAAGAATTTGTAATTGCATCAGCGCATCTTTCAGTACCATTGGCGTATTCTATTTCAGGTTCTATCCAACAGCTATGTGCATCAAATAATTCGAATATGCGCATATCATCTGTAAGAACATATGTGTCGTATCCTGTTGCAAGGCATTTTTCGTACACGGTTTCAATCATGGTTTTATTGCCTAGTTTAGTAAGCGGTTTACCTGGAAATCGCGTGCTAGCATATCTAGCCGGTATTAAAATTGCTGTTTTAGTAGTCATGTCATTTCCTTTACATTATTACCGCCACAATAAATGTAGCATATAGAGCAACCAACACCTTTAGACAAATCTGCATAAAAGTTTAACCACTCGGTAGATTGTGTAATGTCTTCTACACTTTTTATAGTATCTAATTTAAATTTTTCTTGTACAAGGTGCTTCATATCACTTTCAAATAAGTCAGGTCTATCTGCCCAACAACAAGGCAAAATATATCCACGAGCTGTGTGGCCTAATTGGTGATCTTCATTAAGACATTTTGGGGATACTGTTTTCATAATCTCTTGCTATAAAGTTTTTAGTTGGTTTATATGGATCATCTTGTTTGAACCGACTTGATATAATTTGTTGAAAATTTACTCCAAGCGATTCTGCTATCCTCCTACAATCGTCAACGTGATCTTCATTATACTTAAAGATAATCATCCTCCAACTAGTGTCTAGTCCCATCTGAGCACATAGTTTCATGGCCTCAAATAGTTCATGTCCTTTTTGATTAACTCTATATATGCTGCTTTCTTCAGGGTATCCATCTAGTCCAAATATCCAACGAGCATCAGGATTTGAGTCAAAAGCTTTCTTGTACCACGATAACTTTTTGCCTGTTGCTGCGTTATGTACCTCACATGATATATCTCTTGTATAGTTTATTTTTAGAAAGTCTATAAACCATTTGTTCATAACTGGATCTGATATATTACCACAAAAGTTGATATGATCAAAATACGATACGATTTTTTCATATTCTTCTATAGTCATATCATAACCAGGAACACGATAGCCTCTATGAGTGTACCACTTACGTGTACATCTTGGACAAGCTAGCGTGCACTTATTACTAATATCTAAATTAATAGCGGGAATGATGAGCACTCACTATATCAGATACTACCTTTTCAAAGTCTTTTAGATATACCATATTTGGCCCATCACTCGGAGCATTGTCAGGATCAGGATGCACTTCTAAAAAGAAATTACTGACTCCCAAAGCAGAGGCAGCACGAGAAAGGCCTGGAACATAATCACGATTACCACCAGACGATTTGCCGTTTCCCCCAGGTTTCTGACATGAGTGCGTTGCATCAAATACGATCGGTACATCATAATTATCAAGCATGTACTGAATGCCATTAAAATCGACCACAAGATTGTTATATCCAAAGCTAGTTCCTCTCTCTGTTATCCACACTTCTTTTGCGTCCTGGGTTTTACTTAAAATACCTTCGACATCCCACGGTGCAAGGAATTGACCCTTTTTAATATTAATAATTTTATCTGTAGCGCATGCTGCTTTAATAAGATCTGTTTGTCTACATAAAAATGCTGGAATTTGTAATATATCTACTGAGTCATTAAACTCTCTGGATATACGCTTCGCCTGAACGTAATCATGCACATCCGTTAATGTATCACACCCAACCATAGACTTAATAACACTAAGACAATCCATAGTATAACTCATGCCCATACCACGAGTGCCATCAACATTAGTACGATTTGCTTTATCGTAACTAGCCTTAAAGATATATTCTATTCCAAGTTTACTACACACTTCGGCACAATGCTCTGCAATCTTAAATGACATTGAAAGATTTTCGTGTTGACATGGTCCTGCAATAATTCTCATTTAAACTTTCCCCTATCCACAATTGGTATAGTCGACACACCTTCAATAACACTGCCATCGCCACAATGGTCTGTTGTTTTTACATGTTTGGTCATAATATCATCAGCAGCAATGTAGTAAGTAATGACTTCTTGCCTTACCACTTTACCATTAAAATTATCCACTTTTTATTATTCCTTGATCATATGTTAGCACTAACATTTTATACATAGTTGCATAATTAAATGGAGGTTCTAATGTGTTCGCCGTTTATGCGTAAAGAAGCCAACCGTTATTTTTGGTTGGTTAAAGGTCACCTGATTCCTAAGGTTGAATCTGACGAAATTGTAGAAGGCTATTATAATAGTTATTTCAAACGTCTGTGGAATAACGAATCCCAATGCTTAGATGCATATGAGGAAGGATTCGAAGCTGCCTACAAAATTCGCGAAGCCGAGGTTATTAGTGACGAGCTGGACAATGTTGCAGTCTTAGGATACGATTAACATCCATAGGCCTATAACTAACAAAACTGACATAGTGTTCGACAAAAGGTTGATCATATAATTTTTCATGCTTTTCTCACATTTACATTTAACGTTTCCATATAAAAGTAACACAAATCAAAAGACTTGTACACGCTTATTTTCATATTATTAAAAATATATATAACGTTATGCATAATGAAAAATATAAGCTATTCATACCAGATAATATAGAT